GTGCGGTAAGATTAGTTCTTACTCCTTTAACTCTTTTGCTCATGATTTTATATTGATACTCAAGAAAATCTGATTTATTATCGTATGTTTTATCAGTTTTTAAACCTCTAGCGATGCAATTTGTATCAATTAATTTTTTTACTAAAGGTTTATAATCGTCGCCCATGTACTCATATAAGCCTTTAATTAAATAGATATCAAAACCTAATATGTTGTGCCCTACTACGTAATCTGCATTGTCTAGCCAATCTTTAATAGTCGGATAAACTTTTTCGGGAGGCACCCCTTTCTGATCCATCTTTTTTTGGCTGTATCTGGTTATTCTAGCGGCCTCTTCACCAATCTTTAGGTGTGTATCCCACTTTATATAAAAATCCTTAAAGGCGATCATTTCATCACCTTTAACTTTTATCATTGAGATTTGCCAAGGTAGATTGTGCGTAAAGTTCAAACACAAATTGAACGTTTCGCAGTCTATAAAGACAAACTCTTTATCTTTGTTGTACCTAAGAAGTTTTTTCATTGTTTTTCTCCATCCAGCTTTCAAAGCAAAATTCATCACTAGCCATGTGTTCTAAATTTGGTTTTCCAAGCGTGGTTCTTTCATTTATCGCCTTGAACGTTAAGTAAGCTTTAAAGTCCCTTTTATTTTTATAGAAAATACTTTGCCCTTTAATTATATTGAAGCCTTTTGAGGATTTTGTTTTTTTGATGTAGGAGTCTATTTTTTCAGACAAAATATCATCGAATGGAAGGTTATTATCCTCTTTTATAAAATCAATTTTAAATTTTGTTGGTGGGGGTGGGCACAAGCTATCCTCTAAATAATTTCTGTGTATAAAGGAATCGTAAAACGGTACAACTAATTGCAAATCTTTATCATCCCAAAATTCTGAAAGATTTTTAAAATCTATTCTGGGTACATAATAGAAACCATCTGTAGCTGCTTTGGAGTAAATTTTGATGAGTCTTTTATACCCCTGAGTATTCTTTGCTATAATTATATATTTACAGCACGAGTTCAGACTTTCCTCGTTCTTCGTCTCCATATCCTCGCAAATAGTGAGTCTAAGCCCAAAGATCATTTTTACTTTGGATTCTTTTGAGTTTACATATCCCTCAAGAAAGCCAGACATGCCATCGTCGATTAGAAAAAATGAATCTAGTTTATTATCTAAGCAAATATCTATGATGGAGTCTGGACCATCTTTAATTGACTCTCCAGCTTTTTGTAAAGTTAAAATTGATTTACCAATGCTGTACTGAGATTTAAACAGAGGTATAACGCTCATGGAAGATTGATACTATTTTTTTTAAAAAACGTCAATTAAAAAGGGAAGTCTTCGGGGTTATTATCTTCTTTATCTTCCTCTGGGTTTTGATCTGTGGCTTTGTTTAGTTCGGGCCAAGCTGGGCAACCTGCATAGTGTTTTTTGACTATTTTTTCACCGCTTTTGGGTTGTAGGTCTTTTTTATTTTTAGAGCTATACAGCGTGTTTCCTTCTTTGTCTACTACCGCATAGTAGTCGTAAGCAAACTTGTACTCACAGAACCAGCGAGTGCTGCCATCTTTCTTTTTGTGCCCCACGTAGTCAGCAAATCCGCAATTCAGGCGTTTAACGAACCCTTCTTTATCTGAATCCTCTGGAAATCCTCGATTTCTCGCGAAATTACTTGTAGCATCTTTCTCCGTGTAATTGTTGAATAGATTGTACAAATGCTCTAAATAATACTCAAAGCCTTCAAGTTGATCATCTGTATATTTTATTTCAATTATGGGGTTCTCTGGGTACCTTAAAAAATGAAACTCGATAGAAGTATCAGTTAACTTAGGCCAAACTTTTTTCGCGGCTAGTAAATAAGCGAACGCTTGAGGGTTGTAGTCTATTTCATCTGGCGCAAAAGGTTTAGCGTTGGTTTTGTAGTCGATAATTTTGAGTCTTTTACCTCTTTTAAATTGAACTGGTTTATCTATATACCCCATCATTTTGTAGCTAGGCTTATCAGGGTCTTCAACAGTGTCTAGAAAAAACTCTTCCTCTGGCTTGTCTATTGTTGCGCCTTTACCCCCAAGGAAGTCGTCGATAGTTAGTCCAACAACTATCATGTCATCACACATTTCTAAATTTTCTTCAGTGTGAAACTCTTCGCCTTCATTTCTTAAAGATTTTGCTACTAGTCTTTCTATAGAGGGAATAACTTTTATAGTGCTTGCTTTAATTATTTTTTTAATATATTTCTTGTGCCTTTTATTCAGTAGAAGCTCTAGAATCAAGTGGCAAGCTGAACCTCTGACGTTACCGTCGTTTTTTGTTTTCGGTAGCTTTAATACGTAGCCACACCAATATTTCCAAGTGCAGCTTTCGTAGGTTTTTATTCTAGACGCAGATAATATGTGTTCTTTAGACATTTTCCCTCCACCTTAAAATTTCTGTTTTAGTCATTTCGTTAAAATCGTTTTTTTCAGGTAGCGCGATGCTTATGCGTGACTCATCAAAATAATATTTTAAATCTTCTAATATTTTTTTAGCAGCAGTATTCCCAGCTTTATTCTCGCCATCGTTATTTAAAGCGATAATAATTTTTTCAACTCTTAACCCTAGAATATAAAACAATATTGAGTCACTTAAATTGACACCAAAAAGAACTATGCAGTTTGTGATTCCAGCTTCCCATAAAGATAGCATGTCGCCTATGCTTTCCACAAGGATTATTTCGCTTTTAGATTTTATACTATCGGTATTTATAAACGCGGGGTAAATCCATTTATTTTTTTTACCATAATGAATCCACTTGGGTCTTTTTGATTCTTTTTCTATTTTTCTACCAGAGATGCCAATTATGTTGTGTTTGCTGTCAAATATAGGGAATACATATCTGTTCTGCATTTTACCGCCCTCAGTTCCATTATCTAATCCGCTTTTAAAGAGATTCATGGTTTCATTTGATATGCCTCTTTTATTCCAGTATTGGTGGTTGCTGGTAATTAAATTTAAATTTTCATTTGAAAAAATTTTATCCTGCTCTACGTATTTTACTTTTTCAACAGGAGAATAGTTTATTTTTTTGTAGCCTACGCCTAGCCATTCACATGCTTCTTTATGGGATTTTAGGTTAAGAGTCAACCTAACTAGCTCCTCAAGTGGCCCTTTAAATTCATCTCTTCCATGATCTTTGAAATAACCAGTATCTTTAAATATGCATAGAATTTGATCGTTACCAGAGTCTCTATACAATGGTCTCGTTCTAAATACTGGGCCAGAACTTTTTAAGTTCGTATAACCTAGCTTGTTTAAAATTTCAACTAAGCTATCCACTTATAAGATGTCTTCAATATCTATATCTTGATCGTCAAGTATTTCATGATCTTCGCTTCTCATTCTTTCCATGTGTCTAGCGTCACCTTTATCTATGACATCAAAATTATCAATTGTAATATTTATGAAATTATTAGAGCTTACGGTTTTCCCGTTTCTTTGTGTTATTTCAACTAAGTCAAGATGACCGTGACCTTCTTCACCGCCGTGTCTAGCCTTTACGCAGGTCCAAATATGTGTGCCAAATCTCAACTGACTAGCGTTAGTTAGAACTCTTTGCTCCATTTCTTGCTCGTCGGTTTCCTCCTCATCAACGGATTCGTGCAGGATTAATTCGTCTGGCATTTTTCTTCTAAGTATGACTATCTGCCCACCGTATCTTTGGATTCTGTCTGAGTCACCTATTGCAGTAGTATCGTCAGCTACGCCAGTTCTATTGGCTTGAGCGGCTGAAAGTATCGCGCAATTTAGTCTTTTAGCCATTTTATCAAGTTTATCAACTATATCCCCAAGAACTTGGTATTCTTTTCTGTGTTCGGATACGGAATTTCCATCGCATTTTATATAATCATAAACAAGCAGGAATGGGTTGCCGTGACCAACTTCAGTGTAATAAAAGTTTTCGATGATTGCTTCTATCTCAGAGAAATCCTTACCACCGACATAAATATGGTAAAGGTTTTCTTCTTCGTTTATATCATCAAAAGCTTTGTAAACTTTTTTCTTGTCTGACTCGTTTTTCCACCAAGTGTTTTTTCTGAGTCTATTTGAGTTCACTCCAGATTTTCTTGCGAAAGCTCTATGCTGCACCATGTGAGTCTGCATCTCAGTGTCAACTATCAAAACTGGAACTTTATATTTATTTTGAACAAAATCAGATACGTGACTAAGTACAGTAGATTTACCTACGCCACCTCTGGCAACAACTAAGCTAACTTCACCAATAAGCATTTGCCCATATTGCTTGTTCATGGTTTCATAAGGCCAGTCAAAACCCTCTTCGTCTTTTTCGTCTGGGTTAGCAGCGTAGTATTCTAAATCAGTAGAATAATTTTTCCAGACTTTTACAGGCTTAGAAGTCCCAGACACTGGAACTCTCATACCGTCCGTGTAAATTTTATTTATTTCATCATACTTTTCAGCTAAAGTTAAATCTTGATTAAATACATCTTCAATATTTTTAAGGGTTTTCTTACCTTTCCTATTGTAGTGTAAATCGACAAGCTGATATATAAACTCTTGAACGTCCTCTTCGTTTGGTGGGCACTGGCATATAGCCTCTAAGTATTTATCTAAGGGTCTATTTTTTTTGTCGGTCCAACCAAGCGTTTGAAGTTTAGTGCATAAGGTTGCAAGAGAGACCTTTCTGTCGTTTTCAAAGGTCTCAATTGTAAGATCAAATATTCTTTTGTTCTCTAAAAAATCAAATAAATCTCTATGAAGAACGCTTCTGCATTTTACGAGCTCATCAGTATGGCAAATAATGCCAGCCAGCACGTTCATTTCTGTATCCGCACATGAATCTTTTTTCATTAAATTTTTACTCCAAATTTTTCATTAAAAAACTTTTCACTTAGCTCGTCAACATCTTCTTGATAAAGTTCAATCAGTGTAAAACTATTTTTTTCTAACCACAAGGATTTTTCATGATCCCTTTTAATTGATTCTAAATAATTCATTCTGGAATTATTATGAAAAAATTTATTAAAATTTGTATGTTGAGCCCCGTTTACTTCAATAGCTATCCTTTTAGTGAAATTCATAAAATCCACCTTCATTCTTGAGCCAAAGACAGGAAATTCTTCATAAACTATTTGGCCGTCCCAAACGGTTTTGAAAAATTGTTTAGCTCTAAATTGTAATTTTGATCTTGATTTAGAATCCCATTTTATAAGGAATCTAGAAACATTTTTATTTTGAAGGTTTCCATAAATATTGTACAGTCTCATAAAATTGGTGGAGGCGAGGGGAGTTGAACCCCTGTCTTTAATACCGTTAACTTAAATTTCTACAAGTTTAGTCAGTGTTGTACACTCGCGCTTTGTCACTAACACCTACACACGAGGTTTGAGACTCTTTATTTAGACTAGACCATCTCATTCCTAGCTTTTTTCGCTCGTTATCGACGCCCTAGCTCCTTAACGAGCATCCAGAGTAGGACGGGTAGCTTACGCAGCTACAGCAGCCTCTTCAGCCCAACCGAACTTAGCGAGAATCGCGTCAGCTTCAGCTAAGGAAGGAGCCATATCAACTTCAGTTTTGGCAGTTGAATACCTAGATAGATTTTTACAAGGCCAACTATCATCCTTGACTTGCTATTTTAGCGTCTGATATTAAATCGATACCAGTACGCCCCCTTAAAGTATATTACACTGTTTTTTTGAATCTAAATCAAGACTTTTTTAATACTTCAATAAATTTGCTAAATAAGTATTTACCTATTTCTTTATTTTCTTCAAAGTATTTTCTTAGATTGTCTACGCCTTGATGTTGCTTTTTAAACTCTAAATTAAGCTTTTCTTTAACCTCTTCAATAATCTCATCGTTTATAGTTACCCAAGCGCCTTTAGCTTGAGCAAGGTCAAACATTTGCAGCATCTCTACCACTTCATATTCGGCCCAAATACTTTTACCGCCCGTTCTTCCGTATCGAATGGGGTATTTGACTTCTATGCCAGTTTTTTCGTTGGCGGTTTTTCTAAATATAATTTTACACCAATGACCAAGAACTTCCCCTTTGCCGTTTGGTTGTGTTGATATCAAATCTTTGTTAAATCTTGGCTGAAACTCTAGAATCCAATCACTGTAATGAAGTGCAGCGTTACCGCCAGAAGCGTTTGTGATTTGTGGGTCACCTTTTTCGTATGGGTTTATTTTTATATTGCTTCTTACCTGAGAAATCATGTAGCAAATGTGCCCTTTACTCGCAAAAGACAAAGCCATTCTTTTAAGGAAATCGGAAGTGAGCAACGAACCGCCCGCAACTTTTACGGCCTCATCAGAGCCTTTTTCTAGGTCACCTCTTGGTACAAGAGCGTCCATAGAGTCAACGATAAACATGTATCGAGTATCGTTAGGGTTGTTGTGTACTAACTGCCTAATTAAATCAATTACAGACTCAAAAATATTACACTTATAAATAAAAAATCTATCTGGATCAGTGTTTACCCCAGAGCGCTCAAGCATTTCTTCTGAAAGTCTGCCTTCTGATTTTATGTAGACAATCATAGAATTATCCATCTTCTGGAAATTTCTAGCGAAAGATAACGCGCAAGAAGTTTTACCGCCTTCTGTGACTCCAGATGCTCTAATGACACCTGGTTTAATTCCTCCACCCATTTCGATATCAAGTTTTAAGCTTCCACTTGAAACGGTGTAATCTCTTTGCTCTTCAAAATTATAGTGATCAGATTGGTTAGCTTTTAAATAAGCTTCAATTTGATCTAGGGCTGTAAAATTGCCAGCAGCTTCAGTTTTCTTTTTTCTCATTAATTTTTCCTTGTATATATTTTATATTCCCGTCTAATCTGTCTACTTCATCTTTGTCGAATTTAAGCTCTTTTTTTAGAGATTCAAATATAGATTTTGATTCCTCTAGTAAAGTTGTATTTTTTAGCTGAGAGCCAATTCTCTCTAATGTTACCGCAAAGCAATCTCTTATTTGCCAATTATTTTCATAGTAATTATCTAGCTCCACTTGCCATGCGTCTGTTTCAATAGGGCATTTTAAATTTTTTAGTTTAAGTCCGTATTTGAAAGCTGATTCCCATTCTTGTTTGTAATAATAATAATTAAAAATTCTAAATAAAGACTCTGCTCTGTCTTGCCTTAAATTGTAAGACTCTTTATAGCAATCTAGAGCCTCTTGAGCTAAATTTAATCTTTCGAATAATTGAGCTTTTAAGTGTAGAGTATACCAGCGTTCACCGCTGTCTTGGAAAGACTCTAAGAATCTGTCGTAGTAGAATATACCCTTTTCTAAGAAGCTTTTCAACTGTTTTTTTCCGTATGGAAAGTATTTATAGCAATCTTCATTATTTAACGAGAATCCTGTATAATTGAAAGATTTGCATAAATAAAATAAATGATACCTTTCTTTTTCTAAAGAGCTACCGTCTCTAAATCTTTCATGTAATTGACTTTCAAGTTTTAAAACATCTTGTATATATTTTATAGGATTTTCGTAGCTATTACCTTTGCCTATATTTACATGCTTAAAACCTATGGGCATGTTTTTAGGTTGATCGGGTTGCCTCCCGTCTTTTAAGTGGATAGTTTCATGAGCTACGTCATCAGCCCAGTACCAAGGCAAACCCCATTTCCACATCCACATTCTAGGAACGCAATGATTACCAGATTGATAAATTATAGACCACGCTTCTTGGGATGGAATAATTGACCAGTCGAAATTCTCATCCACTGCGATACCTTCGTCTGCGTCTACCCTTAGAATATAATCACACCCGTGGTCTGTGTTTTCTAAGAATTCCCACGAATGCTGTCTATTGATACCATGACCTTTCCAGCCGATTTTACTTTGGTAAAGTTTGCCTTCAACACCGTGCTTTTCGAAAAAGTTTTTAATTATATCTTGGGTTCCATCGGTTGACCCATTATCTACAAGAACCCAATAGTCTATGTAGTCAACCGCCGTTTCGAGCATCTTTTCGATAACGGAAGCTTCGTTTTGAACGTGAGTCCAAAGACATATTTTTACTTTATTTTGTTTTTTTGCCATGCTTAAAAAAGTCTCCGTATCTTAAATCCTGTTTTTTGGTTTTGATTTCTTTATGAAACGTATTAAGGTCTTCTACTGTTTTTTCCTTTTCTTTTGTGGAGAACTTAACCTTTTTGGATAGTTCATACTCATCTATAGCTTCTCTTAATTTTCTTAAACCATCTGATTTGTTGAAAAAGTTTAAAGAGTTTAAGTAAAAGCCTAAATCTAGCTGTCTCCAGAAATTAATATCAGGATATTGAAAGTATAATAGCTTTGCGGCTTTAGTTTCTCTCGACCACTCTATATGGCAGAAATCGTTTGGGTTTTTAATTAACTGCCAAATTAAAACTTGATATTTATTGCGTATGAACGGAGGTTTGCCTGTTTTAGATGATACGATTTTTCTGCCAACGCTAAATTGTTTTTCATCACTCATTCAAGTCATGTTGTATCATTTTTTTGACTAAATCGCAAAAAGAATTTTTAGGTTTCCATCCAAGTTCTTTCATTATTGGTTTTGAATCACCAAGGAGAAGATCGATCTCCGCTGGTCTAAAAAAGTCTTTATTTATTTTTAATAAAGTCACTTGCTCGCCTTTTTCATTTAAGACAAATTTTTCTCCTAGACCGTCTCCGCTCCAGACCCCGTGTATTTCCGCGTAACCAAAGGCTTTCTCAACAAACTCTCTTATAGAGTGCGTTTCGCCACTCGAAAGTATATAGTCTTTTATGTTGTTTGGGTCTTGATTCAGCATAAGCCACACCCCTTCCATAAAATCTTCGCTGTCGCTCCAATCTCTTTTAGCGTCTAGGTTGCCTAATTCAAGTGGAGTGATTCTACTTTGCCTACCAGATTCAAAATAAAACTGTATTTCTTTTTTAATTCTAGCTACGTTTTTTGTTATCTTTCTGGTTACAAATTCTTCGCCGCGTTTAGTGCCTTCATGGTTAAAAAGTATTCCGTGAACCGCGTACATTCCATACGATTCTCTGTAAACTTTTACTAGGTGTCTTGCAGCAGCTTTAGATGCCCCGTAAGGACTTCTAGGTTTAATTGGGTGCGTAATGTCTTGCGGCGAATAATCAACGTCCCCCCATTCCTCGCTGCTCCCAGCGCTGTAAAACCTGCAATCTTTTTTAAATTTTTTAATTGACTCAAGACATCTTAAAACACCAACAGCGTTAGTATCCATTACTTGTAACGGCATGTCCCAGCTACAGCCCACAAAAGAATTGGCTGCAAAATTAATAAAATAATCTGGTTGTATTTTTTTAACTAGATTATCAATGCTGATTTCATCGGTTAAATCGCCGTATACAAATTCAAAATTAGGATGATTTTCAAATTTTTTAGTGTTAATGAAATTAGGGTTAGCGCTTCTACGCATCATCCCGTAGACCTTGCAATTTATATCACTTTTAAGCAGAAGGCGTTCCGCCATGTTTGAGCCGTCTTGGCCAAGTATACCTGTGATTATGACTTTTTTCATATTTTATTTAATTTATTAAAAACTTGAGCGACTGCATCATCCATGTCTAAATATTTATAAGTTGCCAGCCTACCAACAAAGATAACGTCGTTTAGTCTGTCTGCAATTTTTTTATATTTTTTATATTTTTCTGGGTTATTTCCGAAGGGTTTAGGGTAGAATGGTAAATTATTTTTATCGTGCTCGCATGGGTACTCTCTAGAGATTACAGTTTGATTAAGTTTCTGCTTGTGCCAATGAGAATGGTCAACGCTTCTTGTCCAAGAGTTCCAATTATTGCATTCATTTAGTTGAAACAAATCTGGTCTTGGTTTAGCTGTTTCAAATTGTATTTTTAAAGACCTGTACTCTAGCCACCCATAACAATAATCAAAAAACTCATCTATTTTACCAGTGTAAATTAAAATATC